GTCTCAAAGAAGAAGGCAAGATTCTAGAATTAAGCCAACAGGGCAAGACTGTGGAAGCATTGGTTGAAAGTCTTATTGTTCGTGCTCGTAATGAGGATGGCACCAAGATGTTCAACTTTGCAGACAAAGCCGCATTGTTAAATGAAGTTGATCCAAAAGTTCTTATCAAGGTAGTAGGTGAAATGAACCGCATTGTAGAAGAAGACCTTGGTGGAGATAGTGTAGCAAAAAACTAAAAGCGGACCCAGATCTCATGTTCGCCTATAGATTGGCAAAGGATTTGGGCCGCACAGTTGAGGAGATTCTCAGCATTACCACTTATGAATTTGCTGGTTGGGCACAATTCTACAAGATGGAAGCAGAGGAAATGAAGAAGCAGGCGAATAAAAGGAGCAGATAGTGGCTGTTATTAAAATTGATGGTGATGCCAGTGGTGCATTACGCAGTATATCGCAGATTGAAACGGCCCTTGGTGGCATTCAAAAGTCTGTTGCCGCAGCCACTAGAAGCCTAGGCAGTTTACAAAGTGCTCTAGGAGCCATTGCTGGCATAGCCGCAGGTGGTAGCCTAATGACATTCGTGGATGAACTGCAGAATATGCAGAACAAACTGAGAATTGCCACAGGCAGTCAAGAAGAGTTCAACAAGTCAATGGGCTATGTCAAAGCCATTGCTGACAAGACTGGACAGAGTCTTGCTTCTACTGGTGATCTCTATGCTTCAGTGGCTCGTAATGCTAAGACACTAGGCTACAATCAGGATCAGGTAGTCACTGTCACCAACGCTATGGCAACGGCTCTTAAAGCATCAGGTGCCAGTGCTCAAGGTTCAGCAAGTGTAATGTATCAGTTCAGCCAAATACTTGCCAAAGGCAAAGTAAATGGTGATGAATTCACAACCATTATGGAAAACTTGGGCGGTCCAGTTATGGATCTCGTTGCCAAGAACATGGGCTTGACTACTGGTGAGTTGCTGAAATTCAAAGAGAAAGGTCTAATTGGTGCTAAGGACTTTACAGATGCCTTAATCCGTTCAATGAGTGAACTAGATGGTATGGCTGGCAAGAGTTCACAAACCATTGGGCAAAGTATTCAGCGTATTCAAAACGCATTTGGCACAGCAGTTCTAGCCATTGACAATGCTTCAGGCATTGGAGCCACATTTGCAGACATTGCACAAAAGATTTCAGACAACGGTGAAAACCTAATACCAGTCATCAAGTTGATTGGTGTTGTTATGGCAGGCTTGGCAGTATTCTTTGCGCCTGTGGTTTCATTGTTTGTGGCAGGTGCTGCCGCTGCCTTATATTTTGCAGATGTGCTAGGACCTATCTTAAAGCCTGTGGTAGACTTAGTCACTGGGGCTCTTAGTTCATTAGGTCGTCAGTTGGTTGGTGTTGGTGCAGGCATGATGGCATTAATCCGTGGTGAGAATCCATTTACTGCCTACAACAAAGCACTAGATGAATTTGACAACAAGGCCAAGACACTGCCTAAAGCCACTGAAGGTGCTAAAAGTCTAGACAAGGCATTGCAAGGTGCCAAGACTACTACCACTGCTACTGCTGGTGCATTGTCAGGCATTGGCGACAAGTATAAAGAAATAATCAAAGACTTAACAGCGGAAGCAGCCTTAAAAGGTGAGACCAGCAAAGAACTAGACATACAAAAACAATTACTCACGGTGAACAAGCAGTTGGAGTATAGTCTCACACAAGAACAGAAAACACAACTTACTGTTCTTTATGAAAAGATACAGGCCACCAAGGATCAAATCTCTACCAATGAGATGCTGAACAAATTGCAGAGTGACACCAATGTTGCAAGAATACAGGATCTAGGTGTTCAACAGGTGACTAGCCAATTAGAAAATTATAGATTGAGTGTGGGCAAGCAGACTTATGAAGCCAACAAGGGCCGTGTGGCACTGGCTATACAAGAAAGCATACAGGTCAAAGCACTGAACGATTACACCCAACAATTGAAGTCAAGTCAAATTGAAATCAACACACTGGGCATCAAAGATCTAGATGTTCGTGAACAGACTCTGGCAGTAGAAAAAGAAAGATTGAAATTTGGCAGTCTATTCACTAGTGAAATGGAAAAGGCAGTTCGTGCCAATGTGCAAAACAATCAAGCACTCAAAGAAGCAGTGGCCTTAGAGAAACAAAGAGCACTTGCCGCTGGTGAAGCATTACCGCAGACTAAAGCAGATCAAATCAACACAGCCACTGGTGCAATGAGTCGTTTGGATCCAAGCCTACAGGCACAGCAAGACTACCTAACTGAAAAAGCCGCATTGGAAAATTCAGAAGTAATGTCAGCGGATCAAAAGAATCAAGTGTTGCAGAAGTTGGAATATGAACATCAACAGAAGATGAACGGTATTCGTTTATCAGCATTTGAAACACAATTAAAGATGGCTGGTGTCACTGATGCTACCATATTGAATGTGGCCAAGACCACAATGGAACAGAGTCAAATGGTTGTGCAGGGTGGTATCGTTGGTATCCAAGGTGGATTATCAATGTTGAGTGGCTTCCTAGAGCAAGCAGGCAAGAACAACAAGAAAGCCTTTGAAGCACAGAAGGCAGTGGCCATTGCACAGACCATCATATCCACATATCAAGCAGCCACACAGGCATTTGCCGCTATGAGTGCAATACCATTCATTGGACCAGCATTGGGCTTTGCCGCAGCCGCTACCATTGTGGCCGCTGGTATGGCCAATGTGGCAGCAATCAAGAATCAACAATACTCAGGACGCCAGTTAGGTGGACCTGTTATGGGTGGCACACCCTATATGGTTGGTGAGAATGGCCCAGAATTGTTTACACCTAACACCACTGGAAGCATAACACGCAACCAGGATCTAGGTGGCAGTTCACCAACTAACATAAATTTTACTATTATCGCAAATGACACACAGGGCTTTGATCAATTGTTATCAAGTCGCAAAGGTGTGATACAACAAATTATCTCTGACGCTATGTTAGAGCGAGGACAAAGGAGCATTGTATAATGGCTGACATTACAGGTAGTCAATACCCCACATACCCAAGTTTTACCAGTATCAATTTCAAGACGGTGACACCTGCACAGACATCAACCAGTTTAAGTGGCAAGATGCGACGCATTGGATTGGGCGTAAGTTATTATACTTGGGAAGTAAAATATCCACAGATGGAAGCCATTGATGCAGGCACAGTCACAGGCTTTCTAGGACAGGCACTGGGACAGACATTTAGTTTTGAAATCATACTGCCTAAATTAAGTTATTCAAAATCATTAACTCCACCTTCTACCACTGTGAGAACATCAGCCACAGGCGCACTAGGAGCAAAACAGGTATCACTAACCAATTGTGGTAATACCAAGACGGTATTGGCAGCAGGTGATTATTTTAAATTCAACAATCACTCAAAGGTCTATATGTGTGTGGCACCATGTATTTCAAATAGTGGTGGCACAGCCACTCTATTCTTTACTTGCCCATTGATAGCCGCAGTTCCAGCATCAACCAATCTCACAATCACAGCCGTGCCATTTACTGCTATTCTAGCAGAAGATGTGCAGGAATTTGACACAGGCATAGGCGGCATCACTTCAATGAGCATCGCAATGAGAGAAGTGTTCTAATGAAATCATTCTCATCAACTGCCAATCGTGATGAATACTATCGCAGTCATACCATTGCAATAGACTGCGTTGAACTGCATCTAAAAACTAATGCTGGTGCTAACCTACCAATCTATTTGTGTAGTGGTGGTGCTGACTTAAGTTTTGATAGCGCCACTGCTCCTACGGCAGGCACCAATGTCTACACCGCACAGGGCAATTTTATTGGCTTCTCATCACTACAAGAAGACTTTGATGTCAAGGTTGGCAAGTTCTCCATATTCCTAAGTGGCGTGGATAGAACATCAGTGCAGTATCTAATGGAAAATGAAGTTGAAGGCAAGCGTGTGGTTATCTACAAGGCCTTCTTGAACTTTGGTGCAGGTGGCACTGGTGCATTGCAACTAGCGGCAGCACCTATCTTGATGTTTGACGGTGTGATCTATAACTATGCCGTGGTTGAAAGTGAAAAGTCATGTCAGATCAGTGTAGACTGCTCCAGTCTATTTTCTGACTTTGAAAGAACAGCAGGACGCAAGACCAACAATTGGAGCAATTGGTTTTATCAAGGAGTCAAAGGTGATATGTGTTTTGACAAAGCAGGTTGGGTTGGACAAACAGAATTCAAATGGGGCAGACTATGATCGTTAGACAGATGCAACCTCAAGAGTTTGACAGCACCATCATCTGCTTTCAATACTACAGAGATGAAGCCATTGAGTCATTGCCTCGCATTGCAGAAGAGTATGATGAGAATTCAGTATTGAAGACTATCAAGAACTTTGCCACCAAGTGGGACCATTGTTGGTTCAATGCCTATGAAGGCACCAGAGTGGTTGGATTCATTGCAGGTTATGCTTCAGAATGCCCTTGGAATAGTGAAATCATAGATGCCAATATTGCCTTCATATTCATGCTGGATTCACACAAAAATATGGACAATTTCCGTCAATTAATGGTGAAATTTGAGGAGTGGGCACGAACCATCAAAGCCAGCAACATCACAGCAGGTGACATTGGTATCAATCCTGAACGCACACAAAAACTTTATGAACACTTTGACTTCAAGCCAGGTGTATGGATGAACAAGGAGTTGATCAATGAGTAAGGTCTTTAAAGCCATTGGCAATGCAGTCACTTCAGTTGTCAAGGCAGTTGTCAATGTAGTTTCAAGTGTAGTCAAGGCAGTTGTCAATGTTGTTGCCTCAGTTGTGAACTTTGTGGCACAACCATTTATGGGTATGCTGGGAGGTATGCCTGACATACCCTCTGCTCAGGCTGAGGCCGCACGACAACAAGGTGTTCTATTACAGCGTGAAGGCAGTGATCAACAGATACCTGTTGTGTATGGCTATCGCAAGGTTGGCGGCACAGTGGCATTTGCTGAAACAGGTAGTGACAACAACAAATATCTCTATGTGATCTATGTGTTTGCAGAAGGTGTGGTAGAAGGACTTCGTGAAGTATTCATTGATGACTGGCAATTGCCTGTGGCACTCACTGCCAACCTCAATGCAGGACAATTAGTCACTGTGAACACTGACAGATACAAAGACAGAGTCACAATGATTTATACTCCAGGTGTTTACTATGCAAACCCTGCATCAAGTCCTGTAGGCACCTATCTTAAAAACAATCTATTTGGACCAGCACCTAGTTTCACTAGTTCAATGAATTTCAACGGATTGGCAGCATTGGCAGTTCGTTATGAATGGCGTGAAATCAAAACTCAAGCAGATGCTGACAACAATCCATTCACAGGCAATATTCCACAGATTCAAGTGTGTATGTTGGGCAAGCGTGTGGCACCTATCAACAGCCAGACCAGCAGTTTTACATATGACTCTGCACCAGTGCGTTATTCCACAAACCCAGCAGAGATATTGCTAGACTATCTACGCAATCCACGCTATGGCAAGGGTTTAAGCAATGATGACATAGATTTTGACAGTTGGATCAAGAGCACCAACAAGTGTAATACCATTGTGAATTATATTACAGGACAGAATTATGCTGGGCCTATCTTGACTTCAAACTTTGTGCTAGACACCAGTCAAACCATATTGTCCAACACCAAAACTCTGCTGATGGGTTTCAGAGCCTATATGCCCTATGTGCAGGGCAAATACAAACTGCGTATTGAAGATGCTGGCAATGAACTAGACATTCTAAGTGGCGTGGCACAAGTGGTTATGACTGCTACCACAAAGCCTTACCCCAAAGATCAATTTGTAGGCAATGTCTGCGACATTGTGGGCGACATCACCTACACAGGCATTGACAAGAGCAACAAGTATACTTCAGTGGTGGTAAACTATGTGGATCCAGATCAGAAGTGGAGTCCGCAACAGGTGGTATGGCCTGAAGGAGAAGAAGAGCGTCAAGAATATGTGATCAAAGACGGTGGTAGAGAAAACAAACTAGAAGCCACATTCCCTACTATTACCAACTATGCCATTGCCAAAGACATGGCCAAATTGTTGTTCTTGAAATCACGCAGACAAGAAACATGCTCAATCACGGTGACTGGTGAAGGTATGGAACTGGAGCCAGGTGACAACATTCGTGTTGAAGGCAACATTCTAAACTTTAACACAGGAACGCTAATAGTTCCTTGGCGTGTAGTATCAGTAAAACTCAATGACAACATGACTGTGACATTGGGCCTAGTTAGAAATCCAGATGACATTTACCCACACGCCCGCTACAATGAAGAGGATATGGTAGATGCAGTTTATGTGCCAAAGGGCAGTGACATCTATTATCCATCCAGTGTGAACAGAACAGCGCCTATTGGTTTGGTGCCACCTAATTCTGCACCGTTTCCACCAGTAGTGCCACCCAACTTGCCTCCACAGGTTCCACCTCCACCATTCCAACCCGTGACACCATATGTGCCACCAGGGGGAACTCCTGTGACACCTACTGATCCTGCTGATAGCACACCTGTGCCAGTGGCTCCACCTGCACCGTTTGCTGCCTTCTTGACCTTGAAGTCAAGTAGAGCCACACTCATAGTCAGCAATACCTATTCTTACAATTTGGTGTTTACACAGCCCAATGATGGACTCTACAGTTATTCAATATTCTACTGGAGACTAAATGCCAATAGCCCTTGGCAAGAAATCCGTTTAACACAGATTCCAGGTGTAGGCGGAGACATTCCTGTAAGTTTTGTCTGCACATTTGGCCTGTTTGATTTTTATGTGAGATCATTTGCCACAGATGGTAGAGCCAGTAATCGTGTGGTGCAGGGTCAGATTGTATTCAGACAGAATACAGGTGAACTAAATCCTAGTCTAACAGGCATTGCCAATGTTGTGCAAGTTCAAACAGTCACAGAAGGTTGGGTTCCAACACCAAGTCGTGTAGATGCAAACCCCCGCTACAACGACTACATTTATGACTTTGCCATATTACCACAGACCAGTGGCGGACAACCTCTGGTTCGTAGAAAGGTTTCAGTGCGTATGACACAATTGGTTGACACAATCAATCAAACTCCAAACGATTTGATTAAAGGTGTTCGTATCTATTACAAAAATTCTGCAGATACCTATTATGCCTTTGAAGAAAAAGTCTTTGCTGACATTCCTGGATATTCACCTTACAACCAAATTGAATTTAACCTACTTGGAGACTTTGGTGCTCGCTTTGCTGGACTAGGGCGCTATGACTTTGTGGTCAAGTTAATTTACAAAGATGGTGGCAATGCTACCAAATATCTAGCACCTGGACAGGGTCAAGTTGAATTTTATCAAGTAGATAGAACATTTACAGGTTTTATTATCTACGGCACAAATCCATATGCCAATGCCAGTGTAAGATACATAGACATTCCTGCAGGTTGGACAATTCCAACTCTGGATCAAGCACCACAAGGTCCTAAACAAGGCAGTGAGATTGTGCCTAGTATTGTGAGAATTATTCCTCTAAGTAATACCTTGAGTAGACTTGGTTGGGAATTTAGGGCTCCTCAGAGCACCAAGTTCATGGGCTTTAAGATTCGTTTCCGTGAAATAGTTCCTGGAACTGATCCTGGCTTTACCACTGTGGAAGTAGGTGCTGCCATTCGCGAAGTTGACGGCTTAATTTACTATGAGTTGATAGATGGTGGCTTTAGATTAAACACTTATTATGACTGGGTAGTGACTGCACAATATTGGGATCCAATAACAGCCAGCACACTGGACAGCGACAACAGCCTAGTATGCCGTGCCGTTGTGCCTGTCAATATTAGATTGCAATACACTGATCTAATGAACAATGTTTTTGATTTTATAACTCAAAATACCAAGACAGCACTTGATGCACTAGACGCTCCATTTGCCGCAACACCAACACCAGGTCTGAGAACTTACATCAAGCGTCAGACTAAACAATTTGATGTGTATGGTGGATTGGCCAGTGGTGGCACACAGATAGTTTCTACCAGTGCTCGTCAGGTAGAAGCCAGTGCAACAAAAGTCTCAGGACAAGTGACTGCTATCAAATTGGCCACCTACTATAAGTTGACATTTACCACTCCTAATGACACATTTGACAATGTCACCGTTTATCGTAGATTGTTTAATAGAACAGCAGCCGATGGCACACAAGCAGGTGTGGCAAAATATTATGGACTAGGTGCTTGGGAAAAGGTTGAAATACCTAGAACATCAATGACCAAGGCCAATGGTGTTTATACTCTAAATCTGCGTGGGCCTTTGCATCCAGAATTATTTGATCCTTACTATGAACTTCAGGCAGGTAAAACTCTGTATGATAGTGGATACGGTCCTAGCGGCAATTGGCCTACAGCAGGACAACCTGTTATCAATTCAGTCTATCCCTACTATGGTGCTGGCAATACCAATTTTTCTGTAGCCACTAATGTCACAAAGGTAGAATTCTTATTGGCCATTAAAGATGTTGGAGTGCTCAGCGCCAAAGCCGCATACCTCACAGACTTTAACACAGCAGGAGATGGAGCAGAATACACATATGAAAAAGATGGCTTTGTTTCAGGTAATGTATCTAAATTGGCAGTGCATAACCTAAGTGATTATAATACCTTTGTTGCAGGCTATGGTAGAAATCTCAATGAAGCCATAACCAGTATTAGCCTAAGCAATTTGGTAGTGCCAGGAGGTCGTGCAGGTGGACATTATGGATTTAGTGGCGCACCCTTTAGACCTTCATATTCAACACCTTCAGCTAGTTGGATAAGATTGAGTGGCCCTGACGGCGACACGGTATATTAAGGAAACAATATGGCAACTCAAACAGGCGCAGCCGCACTACAAACCCTAGCAACATTAACCTGTCAAGCCAGAGGCGGCAAAACGCTGGCCACAGCGGCAGTGTCATCAGCATTTACATTCATTCCAGTCACAGGCTTTATACCCTACTCACAGGGTATTCTAGATCCTCTGTCAAACACAATCAAAGCACAGGGTCAGGCTCGTTGGGGCAGTTTGCTAGGCAGCAAGTGGTCAACATTTAATTCCTATGTAAACACATTCTTGCCCATACGCTGGACCAGCAGTCTAATAGACACAGGTGAGGTGGCCTATTTCAACATTGCCATTTCAAGTGAATTTGAAGGCGGCGTGTTCTATAGAATCTATGTTAGTGAAACAGGTGCGTTTGCAGGCGAAGAAACTGAATATCTAATTCAAGACGGAGATAGCAACATTGCCGCTTTCTATGGTAGATTCCTGTATGTGACTGCGGAGTGTTCAGGACTGGAACTCAGCAAGATGCAGATTACCACAGACAAAGAAGTTGTGGAGTTTACCTATAGAGATTTAAACACAGCCAATCTAAGTGGTTCTAGTTCATTAAGAACACTAAACTTGGACAACCCAATTAGTCTAATCACTGAAATGGTTATAACACCTAGAGCCCCAACTGCCTATGCAGTGGATCTTTATGTCAGCAACACAGCAACCAGCACCTTGTTGATACCCATTGTGGTCAGCAAGGCAGCAGGTGGAGTTTACATAGCCACAGATTACATAGCCACTGATTACTTTGCTTCATCATTTGGTGCTAGTTTTGCACTTTACGGCATAGACAATCAACCTAGAGACGGCATTGTGGATATTTCACTGAAGGGTTTGCCAAGACAGGTGATGGCAGGCGGTAATCTATTGGTTATCAAATAACACTAATAAATATTGAGAGGAACAAACAATGACATTTCCAACAGGAACAGTAATATCAACAGACAATGTGGACAGCCCGGATGATGATCCCAGCCTAGCCCGTGGTGATATCTACAATCTAATCGTAGCAGTAAATCAACTGATTGCTTCAGTGAATGCTGCCAATGGTGTCCTCGCTCTAGACGGTGGTGGTAAAGTATCTACTAGTTTTATTCCAGGAACCATTTCAGTCACTGGCGATCAAACCTTGTCGCCAACCAACGGCATTATTAGTCTGCGTAATGTTCTGCGTATGCGACAGATCCAATTTGTGCAGTTGGGTTCAATAGCAGGCACCACTTCACCAACATCAGGTGATGTTGTTTATCTAACAGATGGTGATGGTGGCAGACCCTGCCTAGCAGTTTACAATGGCACCAATTGGCGCATTGTTAGATTGGGCACACAGGTTGGACCAAGTGCAGCCGCATTAGCATCCGCGTTTACTCTAACTGCAACGGCGGTGCCTTAAAATGACACTAAAAGAGCTTGCTAAAGAAATTGAAATAATCAAAAGCAATCACTTGGCTCATATGGCTGAGGATATTGATCGTGTAGAGAAGAAGGTGGAGAAAATGGATACCAGAGTGTGGGCCATATTGTTATTGTTGGTAGGTGCAGTGGTTTTACCAGCACTGGTAGAGTTCGTGCAAAAGATTTAAGACTCATCTATCCAAAACACTGAAAAAAAGCCGTGTTTGCGACATCAGCAACACGGTTTTTTTGTGGCTCAAAATGTGAATTTGCGTTTTATACGCCTAGACATACTAGCACCAGTCCCGCTCACATTTGAGGGGCATTTAAGAGCCATATTTTAAATATTGGCATGCTAACCAAAGAACAACTACATCTCAAACTGTCAGAAGTGGCAGAGTTTCGTATGCCCAAACTTTCAGCCAGTGAAATCAAAATATCTAAACAAAAAGCCAGAGGCAAGGGTCGCCCCACAAAAGAAGAACAGTATCAAGAAGAACACGAAGAAGTGTTTTTGGACCTCTTTCAAGGCATCAATCCCACTCATGCTCCTGAATTGGTTAAACTACATATCAAACCCATAGACTGTGAAGACTGCGGTGCTCATTGTGAGAATGGTAGACAAATGGAAATTAAATTCTACAAAGCCGTGCCCAATCACATTGCACATCGCAGAGATCGTTGTTTGACCTGCAACAAATACAAGGATCCCAACACAGGTGAGTTTACACTACCACAAGGTCCTGCTTGTCAGGTCTACCTAAATTGGGCAAAGAGTCAATTTTCTCTCAGAAATAAACAGGCTAAAAAAGATCTTGCTAAATAATTTTAGCAGAGCACTATTCTCCATAATAGATTGTCAGGCTGGCATATAAAAATTGGGTGAAAGTTATTGCCATTACATAACCCAAATTGCTCTGTTAGAAGGCCCCTTCCGTGGGGCTTTCGTTTGACTACTTTTTCTATTGACAAGGGGTTATTTAGAGTGTAGACTAAATACATTAGTCAGACAAAGGAGAAAACTAATGGCAATCAAACAACCTTATATCGTGCTGGAGCAACGACAAGGGCACAGTCAAAAATACGGCACTGAAATGACTACTATCATTATGGTAGGTGTCAAGGACCGTAGAGAGTATGTGACTTACATAGACTCACCCAATCGCAATGCTGCCAATTGGCAACACATCACACGCAACACCACACACGGATTCGTTCTACGCAATCTCAACACCACTGCAAAGTCTACTAAAAAAGGACAGACAATTATCAATGCTGACAGCCAGCCTATCATTGAATGGGAAACTGACACATTGGATGAAGTGCTGGTAGATGCACAAAAGTTTTGGGCTGAAGAGGATCGCAAAAAAGACAGCGACAAGTTTGGAGATTTATTTGAATGATTACCAAACTGACCAAACACGACACGCACTCTGTGAAAATACATCTAACCAAACCCAACAGCAAACACTATGCGGCATTGAGATGTGTTGAATGCAATGTGCATATTCAGTGGTTAAGCAACAAAGATACAGAAATAATTGCCGCCAATGGTGTTGATTATTATAATAAAGGATAATATATGATAACAAAGTTTAATAAAGAAGAACAAAGAACAACAAAGTCCAATGGGTCGACTTCGTCTAGTTCAGTGGCTTCGCCAAGTGAAACACTTGTTTCTGACTTCCTGCCAATCCAGGAGGCGCAAGCCTCAATTACACCACTTGAATTAGCGCCAACACCAATCCTAAGCAAATCAATGATAGAGCGGGCGGTAATTACATTCTTTGATAATGGAGAAACTGCCAAACAACGATATAAAATTGCAGTTAGAGTAAACCTAAAAGACGAAGATACAAAAACCAGTCCTGAGTTTATTGCACCATTAACCAAAGATGGTCGTTCCTTTCGTAGATACACAGCACCTGGCACTAAAGATGACCTAATTGATTTCCACAATGAAATGCGTGTCTATGTCAAACAACTAGGAGTAGATAACAAACCCTACTTTGGCAAGTTCCATCTAAATCAAAACAATTGGGGCAACGGCATAAGCAAGATACAAGTAGAACCTTACTCATATGCCTCAGTTTGGTATGATGGCGAAGGTTGGAGTGGTGTGGTTAAAATTTATGATTTTGTTTTGCCATTTGATTTATTCAATACCAACATCACTGACAAACAAACCAAGATGGGTGTAAAGTCCACATATCTTTGGCAAAATCCCAAATATGAAAAAACTCAAAGACCTCTTACCTGGGCACAGAAGAGGGCACTAAAATGAAACTATTATGCACCATGTCAGATGAAGAATTTGAACAAATCAAAACGCACATTGAATGTCGTGAATGGTCGAACCCCATGCAAGACGAATTCATCTTTTATGATGCCACTGAACATTTTCAATTAATCCTAGCCCTCTTTTCAATAACCACCTATACCAGCGGAGAATAAATACATCATGCCAAGAACAGGACCAAGACCACATTGCCGTAGATACCCAGATCCAGTGGATAACAAATTGTTTATGGACTGTATGCGAGCCAGAGCACAGGCTTATTATATGGGCCAAGAATGGACTATTTCGGAAGATGACTACATTGCCATTTGGCGCACTAATGATCGCTACCTAAACAAGGGTCGCTCCAACGATCAATACTGCCTAGTGCGTCTAGACTATGATCAAGATTGGCACCTAGACAATGTGCAAATAGTCACTAGACTAGAACACTATCAATTGTGTTCAAGAGACAAGGTTGGCAAATTTGCTGAAAGAAAACGCAAAAGGGAGAGTGTAAAAAATGTTTGATCCTAATTTCTCACCATACGATGCACTTCAAATACTTAATAACAAGACCACACAGTTGGATCTTAATCTAGCCAATTTGATAAAGGCACATAACAGCATGGCCAAATTGGTAGAAGATCAAGGTCATGCCATTGATGCACTCACCATGGGCTTAAACAATGCCAACAAGGCAAACCAAATATTGATGAGTGACATGATCTCAACAATGACTGAAAAACTAAAGGATATAAGATAATGGCCAAGCCCGCAATCACATTAAGAAGCACCAAAGGTGCCGCACTGACCTATGCAGAACTAGACACCAATTTTACCAATGTCAAAGATGCCACTATCACTATCACAGGTGATAGCGGTAGCAAAACACTAGATCTAAATGACACACTCACCGTGGCAGGAGGCGTTGCTTTAACTTCTAGTGTCGCAGGTTCTACAATAACACTAAATCTAGACAACACCGCAGTCACAGCAGGCTCATATACTTCTGCCAATATCACTGTGGATGCACAAGGGCGTATTACTGCCGCAGCCAATGGCACAGGTGGAGGTGGCACAATTCAAGCAGGTGATCAATATCAATTTGCCTACTATGATCTAGCAAATGGCAACACCAGGGTCAACAACAGTCCAGCTCTGTTAACAGATGCCACAGATGGCCTACATCTTGGGGCTGACCTAGATGTAGGAGGCTACAACATTACCAGTGTGAGTGGCAATGTGCAATTTGGCAAACAGGTAGTTTTTAAAAATTATACTACCACAGAACAAAATGCACTTACAGGTGTTAGTGGTATGGTTATCTTTAACACCACCACCAACAAGTTAAGAGTGTATGCCAGCGGTGCTTGGGTTGATCTCCACTAAATTCTAAAGTTTTTTAGGCGTTTTGAAAGTTTTCTATAAATACTTGTAGTCCACTAGGACACCAGACAACCATATGTTGTCTGCACAAAGACAACATATTTTAAACAGGAGACCAATATGTCCGCAGCCTCAAATTTTTTAGAAGCCAAACTACTAGACCACGCATTGAGAGTCACACCTTACAATGCCAGTGCATTCACATCTAGCACAACTTTATATCTTGCATTGTTCACGAACACAAGTGGCAATGCCGCAACCAACCTAGAAGCAGGCACATTGACTGATGAAATCAGCACTGGTGGTGGCTCACTTTATGCTCGTAGACCCATTGCATTTGATGCTGCCACAGCCGCAGGTGGAACCACAAGTTCTGCAAGTTCAGCCACAGTGACATTCGCAACTGCTGGTGCAAGTTGGGGATCAATCTCTCACATCGCTGTGATGGATGCTTCCACTAGTGGTAATGTATTATTCTACGGTGCAGTCACAACTGCAAAAACTATTGACACTGGCGATACTTTCCAAGTATCACAAGGCAACTTAACCGTTGCTCTAGCCTAATAGGCCTCTGAGGGTGTTAGTTTCTAGCACCCTCATTTTACTTACAAAAGGATAATACTATGGCTAAGCCAGTAATCGTCACAAGAGCAGGCAAAGGCTCAGCACTCACTTTCGTTGAAGGCGATGCAAACTTTACCAACTTACAAAATGCAACCCTAACCGTTGCAGGCGATGGCGGCACCAGTCAGGCTATCGACCTAAACGACACCATTACCGTTTCAGGCGGAACTGGTTTAACATCAGCAATGACCACCAAGACTGTGACATTGAACTTGGACAACACCGCAGTCACAGCAGGTTCATACACCTATGCTTCATTGACTGTAGATGCACAAGGCCGTTTAACAAGTGCCAGCAATGGAGCAACGCCATTGACAAGTGGTGGTGCCCTAGGCACACCAAGTTCAGGCACATTGACCAACGCCACTGGATTGCCAATTGGCACAGGTGTATCAGGACTAGGCACAGGGGTGGCCACATTCTTAGGCACACCATCAAGTGCTAACCTTATTTCAGCAATCACAGATGAAACAGGCACAGGCAGTCTAGTATTTGCTACTTCACCAACATTAGTCACTCCAGCATTAGGAACACCTAGTTCAGGCAATCTATCAAGTTGCACAGCAGACGGCACTAATAGTGTAGGCTTTAGAAGCATACCAAGTGCTGGATCAGAAAAGACCAGTTCATACACATTGACTACCAGTGATAGAGCAGAATTTGTGCAGGTTGGTTCAGGTGGTTCAATCACTGTTCCTAACTCAACATTTGCCGCAGGCGATGTTGTTGTTGTTTACAACAATCACACAGCCGCTATCACAATTACCTTGTCTACAACCAATGCTTATATTTCAGGCACTAACACTAACAAGACATCAGTAAGTTTAGCCACCCGTGGTGTTTGCAATATTTTATTCATAAGTTCAACAGTGGCAATCCTAACAGGAAGTATAACCTAATGAGTATCCTATGTTCAATGGTTGGTGCTTCATTTGTCACTGCGGCTGCTGAAGTCATTCGTGCAAAGAAAGGCATCACTGCTGTAGGCAATGCACAGGTATCTACTGCACAATCAAAATTTGGTGGTTCAAGTGCCCTATTTGATGGCACTGGTGATTATCTTACCACAAGTAATCTATCAGTAGGCTCAGGTGCATTCACTATAGAATTTTTCATACGCTTTACCACATTGCCAGCCGCCCGTTCTGGAGCAGGTTGGCAAATGGCGTGGACAGGTGAAAGTGCTAATAGTTATATACTGATGTGGAGTGATGGTATTCAGTTGGCAGTGAACAATACTTTTGGTGGTTTTTTGTTTGGTAGCACAATGTCCACTAACACTTGGTATCATATTGCCATAGTTCGTTCCTCAGCTGACTACAAGGTATTTTTTAATGGCACAGACTGCGGTTCTGCCACAGATGATGGTAGTGGGGCACAATCTTGGGCAAATCGTTCAGGAACTGTTGACTGGACTGGCACTGGAACACAATATATTGGAACATATAGTGGTAATACTGCCAAAGGTATTATTGGTTATATAGATGAAGTGCGTATTTCAGATACTGCTCGTTATACCACAACATTCACACCAAGCACCACACCATTTGTCAATGATGCCAACACCCTGCTGTTGATACACGCTGACGGCACAGACGCTTCTACATTCTTTGAAGATGACAACGGTGTCCGCGGACCTAAGGCCATTAGAAGACTAGGTAATGGAAGTATTTCTACTACACAATCAAAATTTGGTGGTGCTAGTTTAGATCTAACAGGCACTACTAATACCACTGCACTAAGAGGTGCTTATGCTAGTGATCTAAGTGTGGGCACAGGTGATTTCACAATAGAAACTTGGGTTAGGTTTACAGGATCAGAAGCCTCAGGTCAATACAATCAAATCTTTGGACAATGGCAAAATCCTTATGTGAGTTTATTTTATGTTTTAGGAACCATTGGCACTGGCTCCACTCAGAGTATGGTCTTACAACTTAATAATGCTGTCACAAGTAATACAGCATCAACAACTGGATTATTCACCACAGGTGTTTGGTATCATATAGCAGTGACTCGTTCAAGCGGAACTATAAGATTTTTCAAGGATGGCACACAGGTCACTACCACTTCAAATTCCACTAACACACAAAACCTAACAGGTGTCAGTGATTTTGGTATTGGCTATAATGTTGATGCAAACACTCAGAAATTGGTTGGCTATCTAGACGACCTGCGTGTAAGCAACTCTGCTCGCTATACTGCCAACTTTACAGCACCCACTGCACCCCATGTTAATGATGCCAATACTTTATTGTTGTTGCACATGGATGGAACCAATGGTTCAACAGATTTCCGTGATGATGTGGGTGAAGGCCGTGCCGCTAGAGGCATTGTTTCTAGCGGTGCCTCAACATCAACTACACAATCAAAGTTTGGTAGCACAAGTGCTTCATTTAGTGGAACTAACTATCTAGCAGTCTATGGAGACACTTCCTCTACCTGGGCACTGTCTGGAGATTTAACTGTTGAGTTTTGGTTCTATCAAACCAGCACTAGCAATGCCACATACATTGATTCAAGAAATGGTGGTAATAGTTTTGCTCTAAACCTATTACAAGTAAGTCAGAAACTAAGTTGGTATGCAGGCGGTGGTATGCTGATTCAGGAATCAGGCACGATATCAACAAACACTTGGACGCATTGTGCATTGGTTAGAAGTGGTAGCACCTTTACATTATACAAAAATGGAACCAGCGTTGGAACCTATAGCAGTAGTAGCACTTTTGCCAGTCAATTGACTCTGGCTATTGGAACTGCTAACAGTCCAGACTTTGGTGCTAATAGTTCCAGTCATTTCCAAGATGAAATTCGCATCTCAAACTCAGCTCGTTATACTGCCAACTTTACTCCTGCAACTGCACCATTCCAAAATGATGCAAACACCCTATTGTTGATTCACGCAGATGGCACTAATGCAGCCACAGTATTCACAGACGACAACGGCAAGAGACCAGTTTAAGGATTCATAATGGATCAACTCTACTTCTTAGATGGCTACTATGAAGGCAATTACTTTGTGTATACTGCTGATGTCATTGTGGGATTTACACCCTACATTGCAGAAGGCTATCTAGATCAAGGCTTCTTTGAAGATAGGGGTGGTGCATTTACCCTAACAGGTAGCCTAACCAGACAGACATTTCAAGAGTTTGCCGCTGCCTTTACAGGTCAATTTACATTTACAGGTCTAGCGGGTCGTAGTCAGTTTGCCAGTGCCAGTTTAACATCAGCATTTACTCAGACTGCTACTATAATAAAAACTGCCCGTGTAGAACCTAGTTTGACATCTAGTGTTAGTGTAGCCACTGTGAGTGTGAAAACTGCAAGAAGTTCTGTAGCACTCACTACCATTGCTGACCTGTCTGCACAGGCAGCAAGAACAAGAGCCTTAACCTCATCAATTGCTGTGGCTGCAACGGTCACAACGATTGCAACTAAAACCACACAGACAGCAACAGCACTTACATCACAGTCAACATTCACAGCATCAGCACAAAGAACTAGAACAACCGTTCAATCTTTTGTCAGCACAGCAACTCAAACCACTGCCACAATAAAAACAGCCCGTATTACACTGGGTTTGACTTCAGCATTTGCGCCTGTGATTACAGCGGTAGCCAGTGTGAGCAATGGTGCTGGACTAACTGCAAGTTTCACAGTGAGTGCGTTGACTGGTGTTCTCCGCCAGTTCCCAGTTAATAGTCTAACAGGTGCTGCCACCAGCGTATCACCTGGTTATTACCCACAGGTGTTGGATTTTGATCAAACACAATTTCCTAGTCCTGGTGATTTTGCCATTAGAGATCCCAATTGGACATTTGGCGTTTGGATCAAGCGAGAGTCAAGAACCAATTACTTTGAAACCATTGCTACTAGCACAGTGGATGTTGGCGGAACCAACAACAAAGCAGCCATTGCCTTTAGAGGCAACAACATTCGCTTTAGATTTAACTTTGACCCAGATGAGCCAGGCGCCACTTGGACCAATGTGGCACCCAATGACACTGAATGGCACCACTATCTATTTAGAAGTATAGTTAACCCTGCCAATGACACTTATCCAGTTCAAAATTGGCTGTTATGGGTTGACGGTGTTCCTCAAGGTGTCACTGATGATGCATTCCAAGCCACAGGCGATTTAATTTGGTGTGGACGCTTTGGCAGTCAACAACAAAACACTTTACAAGGTAGTCTAGTTCTAGGCTATCAAGATTTGGCTAGAGATAGTGGGGGCTATGATTTTAATCCTGCACCCTTTAATGGTGCATTTGCACAGGCTTGGATGGGCCGTGTCACTGATGCACAATTTGATGTCAATAAATTTTATGGCCGATTTGATCTAGGCACCACAGGCACAGCCACAGGCTTGCCCACACCTATATTTTATAATAGACTGACTACGCCCTACACTGGAGTTGGATGGACCAATGACAACACAGTAAAGATAGCAGCCACACAAGCATTGGTCTTGCCCAGTGTTCAAGCAAGATTTACACTGAGTTGTGAAGTAGTCACGGTTATAGAAAACACCGTAGCAGTTCAATCAAATGTCTCAGTGTCAGTGTCAGGCACTAGAGTTCTAGTATTAGGTGCCACGCTGGCCGCATCAAGCACACAGTCAACCACAGCACAAAAAACAGCCCGTGTGACAGAAACACTGACTTCAACTGCTACACTTAATGCTAGTGCAGACAAACTGAGAGGAGTTAGTGCTGGTTTAACAGCCACAGCCACACTCTCAGCCACTGCGTTCAAGGTAAAACAATTTGCCTGTGCAATTTCAAGTCAAGTGACATCAAGTGCTACTGCCGCAAGAACTAGAACTGCTGCCAGTGCTTTAACTGCCGCTGCCACATTCACAGCCGCTATAGATGATAGAACTCGTAATGCCATAACTCTACAAGCAGGTGCCTTTAGTCTAAACATTGTTTACACTAGAGTGAAATTTGGTGCTGGTGCAATTAGTTCCGCCGCTACTAGCACTACCACTGCTGTCACGGTTAAGAGAACAGCCAGCACCCTATCAAGCCAATCCACAATCACAACCAATGCACAAAAGGTTGTTATTAGTGTAGGCAACTTGACTGCAAGATTTGCCATAACCAGTATAGTGTTCCGTGCAATAATTGCACAGGCCAATTTATCAGCCATTGGCTTTGTGCTTACACAAGGAGATATCTTAAACTTTGATCCTTGTAGAGAAATAAAGGTTGAAGAAGAAACCCGCTTGGCTAAACTATTGCCAGAGTCAAGACTGCTAATAGTAGATCAAGAAACAAGAACATTGAAAGTTCCACAAGAAACTCGCGTATTGCGTGTGGATTATGAAACTAGAGTAAATATAATCAAATGCTAAGGACAAACTCATGAGCACTATAACTGGATACAAATACGACACTGAAGGTGCCTACATTGAAAAGGATCGTCTGGCCACACTGACTTACACCATAGATTGGACAGATTGGTTGGCAGCAGGTGAACTGATCACTGCTGTGGCCTATTCAATAACAGCACCTACCTACAACCCCACACCCTTGACCATATCAACAAGTGGCATAACTGGTGCATCAAAGATTACCTATGTGAAATTGGCAGCAGGCACCGTCAACAAGGTCTACATTGTGACTGCACAGATTACCACAGATTCAGGTGCTATTGATCGTAGAAACTTCAAGGTCAAGGTAGAGAATCGCACACTATAATATGACGCCTGAAGAAGCACTAGAACTAGGGCTTGAACCTGCCACTCCTGAAACAATGGAGACACAGGAAACCTTTGAAATTATACCCTACAAAGAAGAAGTTAGGGATCCCTCTAAGACTGGCCCACAACCCAAGAAACTGGTAGCAGTAGAAGTCTACGGCTATGAAGTGGGCAGAGGACTACGCAAGAAGGTAGTGACTCCAGAAGAAGTGTTCAAATTGGCCGCATTAGGCTGCAATGATAAAGAAATTGCCCTATGGTTTGACATTGCCTATGACACCCTAAAATACAATTTTGCGGATATCATTGCTAAAGGACGCCAGGAAGCAAAAACAGCCTTACGCAATGCCATGTTCAAGAACGCTATGAGTGGCAATGCCGCACTTCAGATCTTTCTAGCCAAGAATATGTTGGGCATGAGCGACAACCCTGGCACCAAAGATGATGACAAAATCCTGCCTTGGAATGACTGATGCCACTTAGTCTAGCACAAAAGCAGATAGCAGATAGTGCCAAACGATTTAGAACTGCCATATGTGGACGAAGATTTGGCAAAACCTATTTGGCAATCAGAGAGTTAGCACGATTCGCCAGATTCCCCAATTCAACCTGTTGGTATATTGCACCTACTCGTATGCAGGGCAAAGGCATTGTGTGGGAAGAACTCAAAGACAGACTGGGTAAACTAAATTGGATTGCCAAGACTAATGAAAGTGAACTCACTATCACTCTAGTCAACGGCAGTGAAATCACAGTGAAGTCAGCAGATAGTTATGATCGTATGCGTGGATTCTCAGTAAACTTCTGCGTGTTTGATGAGTTTGCGGATATGGATCCAGAAGTATGGACCGTGGTTCGCCCTACACTTTCAGACACACAGGGTCATGCTTTCTTTATTGGCACACCCAAAGGTGGTAGATCAAGTTGGGCCTATGACATCTACACCAGTGACATAAAGAATCCTGATGCATGGCAGTCGTGGACATTTACCACACTAGATGGTGGCAGAGTATTACCAGAAGAGATAGAAGCAGCCAAAGCAGACATGGATCTGCGTATGTTCCGCCAGGAGTATATGGCCACTTGGGAAGAATCAGCAGGGCAGGTCTACTACGCATTCAGTCGTGAACACAATGTAAAAACACCAGAATATGTCAACACTGACGCCATATACATTGGTGCTGACTTCAACATCACGCCCCTGTGTGCCTCAATTGCTGTTCGCCAAGGAGAAACACTCTATGTCATTGATGAAATCACGCTCTATTCCTCAAATACTGATGAACTCGCAGACGAGATTAAAAGCAGATACCCAAAGTCAAAAGTGTTCATCTATCCAGATCCAGCAGGTTCTGCCCGCTCTACTAAAAGCGGAGGCAGGAGTGATCATACCATCTTGGCCAATGCAGGATTCATTGTCAAAGCCCCAAGAAGCCACACTCCCATCAGAGACAGAGTGAATGCTGTCAACAGCCGTTTATGTTCAGCAACAGGCATTAGAAGTCTCTATATTAGCCCTAAGTGTAAATACACTATCCAATGCTTAGAGCGTCAAGTATACAAGGAAGGATCAACTGCCGTTCCAGAGAAGGGTGAGTTTGATCACATGAATGATGCCTTGGGTTATATGGTAGATTACCTATGGCCCGTTAAGCGTGAAAGAGAATACCAACCGCCAGGAAGATGGACGCATCAAATTGGCTAATACAGGACAACAGAAATGATTCAAACCCTACAAGAACAATACCTAGAAGTTGTATCAACCAATCAACTTTACATTCGTAATAGAGACCATTGGCAATACCTATTAGAAAGTTATATAGGTGGACTTGACTATCGCAATGCTGGACACCTTACCAAGTATGTGAATGAAACTGCAGGTGAGTATGCCGCTAGACTAAACTCAACACACCTAGAAAATCACTGCCAATCAGTGGTATCTACCTATATGAGTTTCTTGTTTCGTGAACAACCTGAGCGTGAATATGCAGGCCTGGACCAAGATCCAGCAGTAGAAGACTTCCTAAAAGATGCAGATCTAGATGGTCGCAGCCTAGATGCATTCATGAAAGAAGTGGCAGTATGGAGTTCAGTGTTTGGACATTGTTGGATTCTAATGGTCAAGCCCAATGTAGGCGCACAGACCAAGGGTGATGAACTGGCACAAGGTGTTAGACCCTATGTGAATCTAATGACTCCACTTACACTTACAGATTGGCGTTGGAGACGCAACCCCAATGGTCGCTATGATCTAGAATATCTCAAATACATTGAAGAAGGCAACGACACCGTATCAACTATTCGTGAGTGGACCACAACTGAGATTCACACTTGGATATTAGATCACAAGAATAGAACCGTTATGGAACACATTGTAGAGCCTAATGGCATTGGTGAGATTCCTGCCATGATTGCCTACAGTCGCAAGAGTCCTGTGCGTGGCTTTGGTGTTAGTGATATCACAGACATTGCTGATGCACAGAAAACTATCTACAATCTCACAAGTGAAGTAGAGCAAAGCATTCGTATCAATGGCCACCCTGCACTAGTGAAAACCGCAGGTGCAGAAGCATCAGCAGGTGCTGGTGCCATCATACAGATAGAAGACAACATGGATTCAGGCTTGAAGCCCTACATTCTCAGCGTTTCTACTGATACAGACTCAATCTTCACAGCCATCAAGCACACCACAGATGCCATTGACAAGATGGCCAACACTGGTGCAATCCGTAGCAACCTAGCCAGTCGTATGAGTGGTGTGGCACAGCAACAAGAGTTTGAATTACTCAATGCCAAACTCAGTGAGAAAGCAGACAATCTAGAATTAGTAGAAGAACAGATGTGGCAGTGGTTTGCATTCTATCAAGGCACCACTTGGAACGGTGAGATTTCATATGCTGATTCATTCAATATCAAGGATCAAGCCAATGATATGGATATGCTCTACAAGGCCAAGCAGGCAGCAACAGATATTCGTGTGTTAAACATCATAGATAATCGCATTGCGGAACTGCTGGGTGAAGAAAGTGATCAAGAATCTGCAGTCAGCACTGAAGGTGAACATCCCAGCCTAGCCGCACTAACACAGGCAGAAAGATTAGCACACATACAGACCATGTTGATGGAAGGTTATTCCAATCAAGAAATCTTGGCACTACATCCTGAACTTGTTCTACAAGACATCATTGATGCAGGTGCTGAAGCCGCAAGAAACAACACATAAGGAGAATGTTATGGTAAAGAAAGCAATGGGCAGAGGGCGTGGACGAGGCAAGAAGCCACCAAAGCGTTGATTGGTTAGCCTACTTCAAGAGCATTCAACAAGAGTGCCCTTGGAGTCTGGCTGCATACCAACGAAATCTAATTGATATAGTTGATTGGGTGCCAGGTGCCACAATCACAGGACTAGATCACTATTCTGCTAGAATGTATATTGTAGATTACCCTGATTCAGTGGTTGAAGCCATGGCAGTAGAATTGGATTCAAATGATCAAGAATCAGAATGGTTGTTTTCATATCCTGGCTATGGAGATTTTGCAACACCAGTTAAGGTGTTAATACAACAGAATAGAACTCAATTAAACGATCTAAGAAGTCGTTTATCTGTGTGATTAAGTAGAACACACATAAATAACTCTACTAATAACTCATAAGAGAGGTGATGCTACAATGACAGACAATTCATTGGTGACAGACAACGCAACTGATGCGGCAACTGAACAAACTGAAAATCAGGCAACGGCGACTAAGACTTATACACAAGATGAAGTAGATGGCATGATGGCTCGTATGAAAGGGTCATTACAAAAGAAACTTCTAAAGCCATACGAAGATTTGGGTGATCCTGATGAACTACGCAGTATAAAAACTGAGTGGGAAAAAAAGCAACAGGAACAACAGATCAAGCGTGGCGAGTTTGAAAAGACTCTGCAGGAATTAGCCGCTAAGAAAGACGCTGAGATTCAGAAGAGAGATTCAGTGATTAAGGAATACAAAGTGAATACGCCATTACTATCAGCGGCAGCACAATATCGTGCAGTCAATGCTGAACAGGTCAAGGCACTACTATCACACAATGTAAGACTTAATTCTGAAGGTGATGTAGAAGTGGTAGCCAATGATGGCAGTGTTCGTTATTCAGATACGGGTGCTCCATTGGGTGTGAATGACCTAGTGCGTGAATTCTTAGATTCGAATCCGCATTTTGTTCAATCAAGCCCCTCAACTACCAACTCCAAGTCATCTGTTTCAAATTCTAGTCCCGGCAAATTAGACATATCCTCATTGGATATGAAAGATCCAGAACACCGTAGACAATACGCAGAATATCGTAAAGTCAATGGTCTAGCCTAATTACTAAAGGAGATTTATTATGGCCGGTTCAACAACCACAAGTCTAAATGACTTACTACCCTCGATCGTTGCAGAAGCAATGTTCGTGGCAAACGAGCGTTCCATTATGCGTGGACTCGTTAAGAACTACAACATCCCATCAAACAGTGGAAAAACAATCACAGTTCCAATCTACCCAGCACAAACTGCGGCAGCATTGACAGAAGGTGATGAGATTTCCAACACTGAAGTTGCCACAAATGGTGTCACTCTAACAGTGGCCACAAACGCAATCAGAACCATCGTGACTGACTTGGCTCGCACATCTAGTGCAAGCAATGTGGTTGCAGACATTGGTCGTTTGTTTGGTGAAGCAATTGCCAAGAAGATTGACAAGGACCTAATTGCCTTGTTCACTAACTTTGCAAC